ATTGCAACAACTATTTTTTTCTCAATTTTCGCTCAAAAATCGACCCTCCACAATCGTTTTTAAGCCTTTTTTATTTTTGATTAGAGTAATTATATTACCTCAAAATGGCAAAAAAAAATAGCTAGACAACTTAATGTCTAGCCTTTTTCTATATTAATCTATTAACTGTATTTATTCCTACAATTCCATCAACATCTATGTCACAATTTGCTTGGAACTCTCTTACTTTTTTCTCGCTTTCGTCTCCATATTTACCATCAACTCCAAAATTGTCTAAACTGTATCCTTTTTCAACTAATCTTTCTTGAACCCATCTAGCAAATTCACTAACACTAAAGTTTCTTACCATATTGTTGTTTACTGCTTTTGTTGTTAATGGTCCTATTATTCCATCTACATCTAAGCCACAATTATAATCTATATTTAACGCTTTCTGTAAAGATTTTACTATTTCTTCTTTTGAATTATTTGGAGAACCAACTTTGCCACTCCTTATTTCGTCCATCGGGAAATTATTTCCTGGACATTCTGAGTTGTCTATATCTCTATGCCCTACTACTTTAGATATATTATACTTTTCTTTTAAATATGCTATTAATTCTTGCCCTGCTTTTAATTGAGGTTGTCCCATTTCTTCCTTTGAAAAGTTTCCTTCAAAACAAATACCTATTGAATTGTAGTTTGCTCCTACCGCATGTGCACCTACTGTATTCTCTGGGCGTCCTCTATATATAGAACCATCTTTTCTAACATAAAAATGATACCCAATTCCTGCCCAACCTTTTGTATTTTTATGATAATTATGTATTACTTCTACACTTTGTAAAACAGTTACTCCACTATGGTGGCATACAATTTGTTCTGTTGTATTTCTTATATCCATTGCACCAAACTTAAAATTATTTTCTATTATTTTCATTATTTTCCCTCCTTGTATATTAAATTTTTAAACATTTCGTATAGACCTGTAGAAGCTAGTCCACTAAACATTCCCGTTAGTATTACTTCTGCATTTATCCCATTTAGGTTCATTAATACATTAATTGCTAAACCTAATATTAGCATGATTAATGGTATGTACTTGTTTGGTATAAAATCAAGACTATTTTTTATAACAAAACCTACACAAAGGCATATTCCAACAACTACTATACTTAAATATTGTGTTAATACCGATAAATCCATTTATCTTTCCCTCCTTTCATTTTCCAAAATTGATATTCTTGTTTCGTGATTATTAAGCTGATTATGTATCTTGGTTCTATCTTCTTGGCCTTTATGCATTTGGTCCGATAGAACCTGAATTGTAATATTTAATTTTGTTATTGTATTGTTTAGTTTTACAATTACAGTAAAAATCGGAATCATAGTTGTAATAAAACCCAGAAATAACATTATTATATTATCTTGCATCTTCTCACCTCCTACTCTATTACTTCAACTTGTAGGAAAGTGCTTTGCGAGTATTTTCTTAGCTTTACACTTGTTCCTGATGGTTCAATATATACGTGAATTGATACTGTGTCTCCTGCTTTAGCAGGGAATATCATTCCTGGTGCATTATATGTTAGAAAATCCGATGAAGTTCTGATTCCATAATTTGTATAAACTTGACTATTCGTTATATAAACTGCTAATCCCATTAGCCTTAAAGAACTTGGAATATATGACATCATAACTTGAGCAGATATTCTAATATAATTTACACCCGAACCAATAACGATTTTCCCATTGCTAAGACTTAACTTATTTCCAAACTTAAGGTATTGTTCTCCTAGAGGTACTAATACAGCGTCGTAGTCTTTAGAAGATGTTATTGTCGTATTATCAGTAGCAAGAATAGCTTTTAGAATATGTTTTTGTTTATCCTGCTTACTATTTATCCACTTTATAACGTCCTTGTTGTCTAGTTGTAATGGTCCTCCTAATTTTTCATTATAAATTCCCCCAACGCTAATCCCTTTATTCTTTAGTGCTGAAAGTAGCACTTTTCCGCTATTAAGAGATACTGGTTCTGTGTCTGAACTCAATTCATCTCTAACTTGAACTTCTATGTCATACTCTGTACCTAGAGTGAAGGTTTGTCCTGTAATTTCTTTTGAGTCACAGCTAAATGTGCCGTTTTCAGTGTTTATTGTAACCAATTGCTTTATTTCAACCCAACTTCCAAATTCGGTCTCTGTCTTGCTCTTTTCTCGAAATTGAATGCTTTTGACTGTGTTGGTTTTGGCTCCAAAATTAATATTTGCATATTTGCCAGATAAACTTATTAAGACTGTTTCCCCTACACCTTCTTTTCTTTCAATCTTAACGCTTTGTAAAACAGTTTCGGAATATTCAACAATATCTAATGCTTTTGTTTTGTCTTTTTGATTTCCTCTACTATCAACGGCAAAAACTGTTACTGTATTGTCGTCCATATTATTTATAGTTTTTGAAATTTCTGATGTTGAATAATCTAATTTTTCGATTTTGTTGCCAACCACAATATTGTAATATTTAGGTGTAGCACCGTTCTTGGTAGTCATCTTATTTGCACTTGTTATTGTTACCTTTAAATTACTATACTTTCGTATGTACTTTTGATTACTTCCAGTTAAAGCTTTAGTTATTGGATTAGTATCTTCGCAATCAAAATTATTAAATACGGGGTCGCTATTTACTACATGACCTGTAAAATCAACAACTGTACTTGTTCCTATTCTAGTACCACCACTATAAGTTGTAAGTTCCACTGTACCATTAGCCTGATTTTGATTTGGAATTTTAGCAAATAATTCATTTGTATTCCAACTATATGAAGCATCTATCCCTGTTTGTGTTCTAACTGTTTGTCCATTGAATTTGATAATTGCTGTATGCGTGAAACTAGCACTTTTGCGGTTAGTATATATTGTTACAGTTTCGCCAATGTTGAAATTCTTTTTACTTAAACTTACTTCGGAAGTTCTAGGAATTGTCGTTAATTTTTTGGATGTTGACCCAGTTATTGTTCCTGCTGATATACCTGTTTGAAACGAGAAACTAGCATAAACGGTTTTCTCTCCTTGATTATTGTGTGTTACATCTAATGTTTTCTCAAAAATTGTTGTAGTTGAATTTTGAGGTATATTATGACTAAAATCGTATGTTGTTCCGTCTATTGTGCAAGTACCTGGTTTAGAATATCCATTATACGAGCCTCCTGTCGTTGTTACTTGTACTCTAACAGTTATATTACTTTTATTGTTTGCTATATTCTGTGAGTTTTGTGTTATTGATATATTACTTGATACTGCCATATGCTCTCCTTTCTAATAAAGTAACAGCATATTCTTTGAATTAATTTGTTGAGTTTTCAAAAAATAGTTTCCTACTTCTATACTCTCTGTTGCTTGTATTTTGTAGAAATATGCTAAGTCTTTATTAATTTGGAATATATTTATTCCTTTATATGTTGCTAGGATTTCGTCCTCATCTATAAACATAGTATTTTGATTTGCTTGAATCCAAAAGCCCTTTTCGTCCATTTTATAATTCTTGCCATAAACTTCCCCAGGAAATTGAGTCCACTGAGTACACATAGTGTTATATTCGAGCTTTAAATCAGCAATTTCAACGAATCCTTTAATCGGCACTATGTAATCAAATAGTTCAACACCTAAACTAGCGCCAGTTGGCAATAAACTACTTGGAATATCAAGTGTTTCCCACTCTACAAAAGTAGTATCATTATATTTTGCTCTCTTAACTAAATTTGTTGTTTTATTGTTCCAATATAACCCTTTGTAAGGTGTAGGCTCTACATTTCCTGTATAGACTGCAAATGCAGGATAAAATGTTAATGCCACATAACAACTCTTGATTTCTGCTGTATCGTATATTATTGGTGTTTGATAATAGAATCCGTAGAAATATCTATAAGTCCAAACTTCTCTTGAACTTTCGTTATATAATGACATTTTTGTATCTAATATTTCCCACTGTGATGTTTGCGAGTTATATTTTTTAGGTAAGTATATCGTTGTATCTAACCAATTCTTGGTTGTATCTGTAGGTGCTGTGTTACTTACAACTACAGGAATAAAATCTGATTTCTTAGGTATTTCGATTATTTGCTCTATTTTAGTTAAATCTTTTAAATCATCTGGTGTCAGTATAATACCAGGCTCATACAACGAATACGGTTTTTCTACCTCTGTAAAATCTGCCTCATTAAGGAACATTAATCCTACGCAGACATTTCCTTGTACTATACTGTTTTTGATAAAGTATGATATTGCCATTTTGTTTTCATTTTGATTCAATGTAATAGGTTCTGTGATATTGAATATATGTGATACTGTATAGTCTTGTCTTCCATCAAGTTTAATAACTCGTCCACTCAGTGTATTTTCATTAGCATTTCTGCCATTTGCCCAATATTCGTTAGAAGTTGTATAAGCGAAGTAGTTTTGAGCACTTAACAATGATTTTCTTGAGAGTTCTGATACTTGCCAACCACTACTGTTGTACACATACATTTGATTTTCTATGTAACTTCCACTATTGGCAGTACAATACCAGTATGCTCCTTCAGTAGGATTGTCAGGTGGTGTATCTGACTCTTGATATGGATATTTAGCGTGTGCTAGCCAGAAATTATTATCATTAATCATTGCACTATTTCTAATTAAATTGTTTCCACCGGTTCTTTTAGTTGCAAATTCTAAACTTTGATTGGCTAGCTCCAATGTTGCAAGCTTTTCTTGTGTTTGTTCGTTTATTGCTTTGACTGACTCTTTGATTGAGTCTGCTGTTTGACTTATTTGTGAGTCTGTTTCACTTTTTGTGTAGTGATTTTCTTTTACGTTTCGTTTGGTTTCGTATGTGTCGCTTAACCCATTATCTCTAACATATGTGATTTTCGCATTTGCTGTACTTGTTATATTATTAATACCTCTAAATAATGTAAAATGCCTTAATTTCTCCCACGCTTCTTGCTGTGTTTCTGTGTAAGGTACTATTTCTTCTTCAGCTGGCTCGTATTCTACAATTACTGGTGTGCCATTTGCGTATTGAGTTGCTAACCAAGTTTTAAACTTAGTTATTCTCTGAGCTTTAGTATCACTCGAAATAATTCCTGTTACAGTCTTATTCATCGTTATACAAAAAACTGTTGTTGCCCAGAACCCTTGTCTACTTCGTGAACCTTTTTTTAAGTGACTACAAATTACACTGTTTATATTTTCTGTTGTTATACCTACTGTTCTCGTATAAAAATAATCTGTGCTAGTCTCTGATTGCGTGTCCATGTACCAAGCCCTATTATCACTTCCATCCAGCACAATTTGTTTTCTCTTATGATGTGTTCCGTCATCAGCTAGATAACTACCTTTATATAGCTTTTGCCCTTCTGATAGTGGGAAGTACTCTGCTTGTTCTTGATATGGAATGTATGGAGCTTGTGAACCTTTATTTAGCATTACATTAAATTCAAAATTATTAAAAGTACAACCAACATTATACTCAACAGATATTCTACAAATGCTTTCTTCTTCTAATGTAAATGTTTTACTTGTTTCATTTTTCAATTGTATCTTCGCTTTAGTCTTTTTAGGATTTGTATTTCCTGCAACTAATGCTAGCGAACCTTCCGTACAACTTCCTTTTACGTTATGGATACTTAAAGTGTATGTTCTTGCTTTTAATTTTATATATTCGATACTAGTATCATATGCTGAATAATTTGCCGTCCAATTACCTATTATAGAAAACGCATTAGAACCTGCAGCCGCTTCCCCCATTGTTCCATTAAGTTTTACTAATCCATTTGTTATTGAACGTTCTACATTGTTAACTGTTGCCGAATATTCTCTGGCTTTAATTAAATTTTCTCCTATGTCTAAGAAACCTAAAGAATTATATGGCACATACGGTTTATATTCTTCACCTTTTGTAATTTGTGGATATATTGTTACATTCTCTAATACCGCATCTTTATATACTCTAATATACATACCAGCTTTTGTTTCTTCTACTGTTTCTATCAAAGAAGAGGTATATGTCGTAGCATTATTTTTTAAATAAAATACCTGCGTTGTATATTTTCCGCTCTCATAACTTGATAACATTCTGTATTTTGAATTTGCTTTCAACAATACTGTCCTTGTATTCGTAGTAGTATTTACGTTAATTGGGTAATTTACTTCTGCTGTTGCAGTTCCATTCATTGTTATTGAACCGTCTTTGTTTTTTGTAAACGTTACTCCATTTATTGTTCTTGTTGTATTCAAAGAAGGGCAAATATTTTCTCCCTCCAAATTCTCTATTTTGCTTAGATAATCTGTGCTGGGGCTTGCTCCGTATTGTTCATATGTGTCATCAGCTATTGTTGCTTCTCGTAACATTGGTTTAAATAATAAATTATTTATCGTTAAGCCTTTCTGAATAAATATAGCTATTTGAACGCTTGTTGTAGTATCTATTGTAAATTCTCCACTGCCATTGCCAATATCTATAGAACCTAAAACACTGTAACTACCTGTCTCTTGGATAGCTAATCTATAAGTATTACTAGCACCACCACTCGGACAGCCGTTTAGAATATATGTTCCTGGGCTTAAATCATATCTATTGATAATCAAACTGCTGTTAGCAGAGGTATCATTTGTACCATTAACATTTACTGTTTTATCGCTATTCACAGTAAATGTTATTCCGTTTGATATTTTTGTCGTCGCAGTATTATCAAGTAAGTTCTTCCCACTCCTCGTTGCCTGTTGGCTCTCGCCCTCTAGAATTATATCTATTAATGGTTCCGCAGATGCATCATCTATATATATGTTCTTTCCTTCTGCTGTACCTTCTATTTTGGTTATGTTTTCTACTGATTGCTCTACTGATGATACTTTACTGGTTATTCCATTTACGTCTTGCTCTACTTTGGTTATCTTTTGTGTGTTCTCTGTGGTTTCTTCGGTTAGTTGAGTTATTTTTCCATCTATCTGATTAATATTTGACTCCACTCTTCTGTTTATAGTTCTTTGTGATGGTGTTCTAGTAGTTGTTTCTTCTTTTGCTTTACATTGTATTTTGCTTTCAATATTTGCAATCCAACGTCCTGAAAATTGCATTGAACCTTGGTATATTACATTTTTACCATCTATAACAACGATATCTCCTGTATCTAGTGCTGGGTCTATTATGCTTTCGCCCTCAAAACTGTAAAATTCTAGTCCTTTTAATGTGTTATAAATATTATTGATTTGATCTTGATCAACTATGTACATATTGTCTTGGCTGATATAAACTGTATTGCCTGTTGTATCTCCTTTTTCAAATAGTTGTATTCCATCATCATATCTTACACGTGTTATTTTAAATTTTTCTCCCCATTTAAAAGTCTTAAATAACTTTAATGGAAGTGTAACTGAACTTTCTCCGATTGTTTTTATATATAGTTTTCCATCTCTACCTATTACTGCTATTCCACCAGCTTGTTCTGCTATATAACTTAAATAAGTTCTTGCTGATACTGTATTGTCGTACACTGCTATTTCCTTATTCATGTTTAAAAAAGAAGTAGAACCGAAGTTCTACTCCTGCTTTTGTACATAAGTCTTGTAGTACCTGTATTATTTTTGCTTTTCCATTATTGCTATTTATTAGTGTTTTTCCATTATAATTAAATTCAAATTTAATCATATTATCGCGTAATTTAAATGTTACTGTGTAATCGTCTTCTTTGCTTATATCATCCACATTAAATACTCCAACAGGTATTATTTCGCCTGTTATTCCACTCTTGATTTCTACTTTGTTTATAGTTGCAGGTATTACTGATTTATATAATTTTAATTCTATGCTTTGTGCTTCTATACAGCCCAATGTAAACTCATCACTTGAGAAAGCTTTTTTCGAGGGTTTACAGTCTAATATATATTTAGAATCTATCTCCGTGTCATTTATGTATACTTTTAATAAATGAGTTACATTGTATACTTTAGACTTATAGTTATTACTTGTACTATACATTAACTATTTGCCCCCTCTACCGCTGTTTTTTGTGCTTCTGTTAATTCTTTTTGCATTAAATTAAAAGAGCACTTCCATTTTGTTTTGGAAGTACTCTTTTCTTTTTCTGTACTTATCATTTCGACTTTTCTTTTTGATACTCTAAACTTTGCATTTTCTAAAAAACCTCCATTTACTACTGGAACTTTAACATCCAATATAAATGGGTTTTTATATGTCTTTTGTATAAGTTGTTCTGCTTCTTCTTCTGTGTTAAAATCCCATGACATAGAAAGCTTTAACATTCCTACAGCTATGGGATTATCTATTAAAGAACCATCAACAATAGAAGAATAACTGTCTTTGTCTGTATCTTCTATGTCTGCACTATATGTTGACGGTGTCGGTAAATTTCCCGTATCTCCATGTTCTTTCCATAACATAATTTTATCCTCCTACTAATGCTTCTATATCTTTTCCTGATTGTCTTTTCATATCTCTTAAATTGTCTAATAATATTTGTCCTAGTTTTGTACTTCCTACGTTTACTGTAAGATTTATAGGTCTATCGCTATTTTCGTTATTATAATTTGATAAAACATCTTCAAACGTTTCTCTCATTATATTTTGTGGGGTTGTTATTTCTGGGTTATTGCTTGCTCCTGCATATTCTCCGAAAATTGCTAGTGTTTTTTCATAAGCAACATTCCCCTTTGCTAATCTTGGTAATGATACTTCACTCATATAGCCGATGTTAAATCCAAATTTTTTTCCGCCCATTCCTGGAACCCAATCTGGAATGTCGAAGCTTAAATTATTCATTACTGATATTACCTTATTTATTCCTTTTACAACGCCATTGGCCATACCCTCAATTCCACCTAAAATAGAGTTTATAATTCTTTTTATTGTGTTCCATATTCCATTGAATATATTGGTTACTGTAGTTTTTAACCCATTCCATACATTATTCCAGATATTTTTTATTCCATTAAGTACGTTTGAAATAGTATTTTTTATTCCATTTATTGCATTTGATATTATTGTCTTTATTCCATTCCATATTGTATTTGCTAACTGTTTTATCCAGTTCCATACGGTATTCCAGATATTTTTTATTACATTTAACATGGACACTATACTATCTTTAATAATATTAAATATTGTTGCTACTGCTGTTTTTAAAGCATTCCATATACCTATAAAAAATTCTTTAATTCCATTCCATGCTCTTTCCCAATCGCCAGTAAATACTCCTATTATAAAATCTAATAAACCAGATAGTGCATCTATCACATAGCCAATAATTTTAATTATTTCTGTTACTGTCGGGGTAACTATATTTAATACAAATTCTATTACCGGGGATAAAAAAGATATTATCGAACTTATGGCCGTAACTAATTTAGAAATGCATCCTAATAATTTAGAAAAAGTTTCCCTTCCTCCATTGTCCCATATTTCCTTTAATTTTTGTGTTACTAATTCAAACCATCCTGATAGTGTTTCACATATTCCAATTATTGAATTTGCAAACTCTTGAAAATTTTCGCTTGAAGTCCACTCTTCTATTGTTCTATAAAAATCTTGAACTATTAAAAGTAAATTATTAAACCCATTCCACAATTGTTGTATTATTTCGGTTCCGCCATTGTTTTGCCATGCATTTGCAAACGCAGTATTTATATTTCCTATAATATTAAATATGGATGTCAACGCCTGAAAATATATACCTAAAGTTTTTTCGCCCGTTCCATTTAGCCATACTTCTTTAAAACTTTTTCCCATTGTTTTTATTAGTGTTATATTGCTGTTAAATGCATATTCCATACTTTTCAGTAATGGTTTACCATATTGACTCCATGATTTTTGTATAGGTTTAAATAATAGTAAGAGCTTCTTCTTTATCTTATCAACCCATCCCATCATTTGATTATCCATTTTTGATAAATCAAAACTAGGAGCTGTTGTCCCTCCACTTCCACCATCCGAATTATCTTTGTCCGAAATATTATTTATTTCACTATGGACACCTGCTAACGCTTTTGTTTCCTGTTTCGCTTTTTTTGCACTTCCAGCCATGTTAGCATATGAACTTGCACTTGCTTTTGCAAATATATTTACTCCTGTTAATACATAAGCAACACTTTGAATAGCTTTCATTAATTGATATACTAGATTAGTGACAAATTGAATTACTGGTGCTAGTACACTACCCATAGCATACTTCATATAATTTATGTTTTCACTTAATTGCTTTGCTCCTGCATTTTGGCTAGATAGCCATGCATTTGCACACCCACTTAATATTGAATAAATTCCTCTTAATGAAAATAATGCCATTGCATATTTTAAAACATGTCCTAATCCGTTTTTTAAACCTGTTCCCATTCCTTTTATATTATTAGTTATATTTTGAGTGACTTTAGGTAAACCTTTAAAACTGTTTTTCATCTTTGATATGCTTGGCTTTACTTGGTCTATTTTTTGTTTAAATCCACTAAAAAAGCTAGTCAATTTTCCTTGACTAATTGCTGTTTGATTTATTTCTTGTTTTAATTGTGTCATTTTGTTTTTTGCTTCACTAAGTTGTTTATTATACATTTCTATTTCAGTATATAATTTTTGTGCTTGATTATTTAACACTGTAAAATCTTTATTGTTTCCTAATGCATTATTCACTGTTGTATCCATTGCTTTATCATTAGGGTTTATTCCTTCTGGTGTTACACTTTTTCTAGTATCATCCACAATTTTATCAATCTGAGGATTTATTACGTTTAATTTCATTTGTCGAGCATTTATTTTTTCTTGCAAACTATCTATTTGTTTTTGTACTTGAGATATTTGTTTTTGTGCATCTTTATTATTTACTTTTATTGCTATTTCATTGTTTTCTGAACTTTTCTTTAAATTTTGTATTTTCTTTTTCATAAAATTAACTGCTTGATGTAACTTACTTGTCATTGCTCTAGTATCTACTTTTGAAAAAGCCTCTTGTGCTTGCCTTATTGTTTGCTTTATAGCTGGTAAAAACTTTTGAAACTCTTTTAAAGCCTCTTCTACTTGTGCTGTTACAATTATCTCAATTTCTTCTACTGTCATATTTTCACCCTCTTTCTTTTTAGGCATAATAAAAAGCACCAGATTTAATCTGATGCCTTCATAAGTAAGTGTTTTTTTTCTTAATTATTTTAGCAATTCCGCTTTTTTTCTTTCAAATTCTTCGTTGGTTATTATTCCATCTTCACACAATTGTTTATATTTCCTGATTTCGTCAGCATTTGAAATATTACTGCTTATCTTATTGTTTTTTTGCTCATTTCTAGCTTTATTTATTGCTTTTTTTATTTCCTCATTCAAACCTTTTCTTAATATTTTTATTATAAAAGTTTCTGTTATTCCATTAACCCTTAATTCTCCTGTTTTAAATACACTTATGTGTTCATCAATTGATTGTATATCTTCTATTCTTAACTGTTTTTCATTGGTAGTCCCTATTACTGAGTTACAAAAAATTATTCTTTTATTGGTTATTACAATCACTCCACTTAAAGTATTTTTTATTTGCATAGCTCCACCAAAGAAATTTTTTTGATTTCTAAAACTAGTATCAGTTTTTGGACTTATAGAAATATTTGTTACTAATGCATATAATACTTCTTCATTGCTTTCAACTAATTTTTGTGCTTTTATAATTGCACTTCTATTAAGAATGTTATAAGTCTTGTTATTTTTTACATACTCTTCGATATTCATAATCAATCTCCTTTTATAATTATAATAATTTGCAAGTGCTTTTATCAGTTGTTTCTTATATATAATAAGGATTTGGTTTAAATAACAATGCTATAAAATCTATTATTATTCCTACTCCAAATAATCCACAAGTAAATAGATATAATATTCCCATTCCTGTTTTGCCTTCATAGAACTTGTGTGCACCTAGAAATCCTAAAAATGCACAAAGTATTATTGCCACCCATTTATTTTTTGGTCTACCAGATACTGCTCCAATATTCTTATTCATATTGGTGTTAGTGTTTGCATTATTTATTACAACCTGAGGTTGTTCTCCTTTTAATTGTTCAACTTGTCTTCCACAGTGAGTACACATAACCGCATCTTCTGGAATCTTTTCACCGCAAAATTTGCAGAATTTAGTTTTTATTTGTATATCTTCCATCTTCTATATCTCCTTTTATTATATTATATAAAGAAGTATAGCACTTTTATTCATGTATTTTTGTCGAAACTTGTCGAAAAAATTATTTTTTTTCTTTTATCATAAGAAGTCTCATCTTTTTTGTTATTTCTTCTGGTAACTGAATGTATTCTTTTTCTTCATCTTGAAATAAATTTTTATAATTATCTCGAATAGGGATTATTTTTGGATTTCTCGATAAGCTATCTGCTCTTATTAATTTATTTGTTACCGCTTCCTGTAAATTAATCTCACGTTTTAAATCGTCAGCATTTTTAGCCAAATGAGTTTGGCAATAAATATTGATTTCTGAATATCTACTATTCCAAAATTCAAACGGCTTCATACTAAAATAATATGCCAAAGGCTCTGTTGCATAAATCAATTCAATTAAATTATTTGCATTTTTTATTCTTAAAATTATATCATTTAGCCCCTGAAGCCTTGAAATTGTTCCTCTGCTATTTTGCTCATTGCATTCTCTGCTGATTTTTGGACTAATTCGTTCATATTCATTGTTGATAAAGGATTTGATATCAACTCTTTTAGTTCTTTCTTGGTCATTTTCTTTTTGAAAAAACCCTCTTCATTCAAAGCCTCCGCAATTCTTAAATATAAATCGTTTACAGTCATTCCTTCTTTTCTGCAATCATCTATGAAGTCATATACTTCATCTATTGAATTAAATGCACTTTTCTCATCTTCTGTTTCTGCTAATTTTAATATAATTTTAGCCAAAGCTTCTATATCGCATATAGCATAAGCTTTTGTGAAAGCTTCTTCAAAATTTTTATTTTTTAGTAGATTAGCTATTTCTACTATTTTTCTTGTTTTTATTACTAAATTAATTATTTTATTTTTGGTTTCTATTATCATATTTTCTCTCCTTTGCAAAAGAGAGAAGGCTTATTCTGCCTTCTCAGTATTTTTTTCTGTTGTGCTAGTTCTCTTTATGGTTCTGCTCCTAGCACTCAATTTTGCAGAACTAGGCTGTGGGAAATCCTTTGCTTTCTGTTATTTCTGAACTTCTATAGATTGTTAATTTTGATTTTAACATATCATCTATAGCAATTTCACTCATTCCTATATAACATGTACCTGTAAAATACCATGTTAGTGGTTTTCCACTTTCTGTAGCTGTCTCTTCTGGTAATTGAATTGCCCAATACCCATTTGTCTTAGCTGTTTGAACTGCTTTTAATTCATCATATTGTTCCTCTTTAAATAGTATTTCTATTTCTAGATTTTCTGCTTTTTGTCTGCCTTCTGTTTGTCTTTCATCTGGTATGTCTAAAGCACTATATGTTATTCCCTCTGGTGCTTTTAAAAATTCTGGAATACTTTGTACGAAAGCTACTTGTTTTCTTTTAGTTTCATCTTTTAAATCTGCTAAAGTATCAGCATGAAATAATTTTGTTAATGTACTTGCTTTTGGTTCTGGCATTTTTTATTCCTCCTTATTATCTTATAAAATTAAAAGAACTCGTTATAGAATTATAACGAACTTCAAAAGTTATTGTTATACCATATTTTTGCAGTATCAGGTCATATACTGCAGGACTGGTATTAGTCCTTATTAAATTTAATTCTTGAAGTCTTGTACTAACTTCATCTGTCATTTGCATTGCTTGTCTTTGTTTTTCATTCCAACAAGTGATTGATATTTGAAATGTAGAACGAATAGGAAATGCGTTTTCTGTTAGATTTACTGATTTCAAAGGTGTATGCAATTCCAATATAGGAAATTTACTTTCTGTATTTGGATTACTTAAAATCGGTTTATTCTTATACAAATTTTCTAGCTTTTCATATACTAAATCGCTAAAGTCCTTTATACTTAAATCTTTCATTATTTGCATACCTCCTTCAACATTTCATCTAATTTTTTCTTGACTATTTCTGTATTTTCATTTCTACTTTCAAATTCAGCATCTCCCATAAAGTGGTTTGCTTTAGTTCCATGAGCAATATAAAAATCCATACCTTGAATATTTACAACTGGGTATGGCAATGCTTTTTCAACTTTACTTACTGGAATAAACCATTCTGTGTAACCACTCTCTAAAAAATGTTTTGATTTTCCAACATGTTCCATCTCAGCATTAGCGCCTGTCCCAAAGTATTCAAAAAACAAATAGGATGCTCCATTTGCCATAAATTTAGAAGGGTCAGCAAAAACCCTTCCTTTCACTTCTTTGGTTGACATATCAATCATTTCGACTAATATGCCTTCTTCATTATGTCCTTTTTCCAACCTTATAGCGTAACCTCTAATGTTTTTTAATACATCTTCTATTATTATTTTTGCAGTTTGTGGTAATTTTTGAATTATAGCATCTATATTTTTAAAATTATGTTTTACTTTTATATTACAATTGAAATTTATCATTGTATTTTCTCCATTCTATACACATATGTACTTCCTATTTTATTTTTATCTAGTACTCTATATTCTGGAATAAACTTCTCTAATTTTGAGATATCTTCAAATGATATTCCATTGCCTTTTTGTATATCATAATCTCTAGTCGTACGACCTTTATATGTACTATAATCCACTTCACCTGTAGACTTTCTATCTAACTCGTTGACATCTTGTTGCATGTTCAAATATGCATATGGCTTTTTTTTGCTCATTGGTTTAAATTTCCATACCTTTTCCGTTTCTCCGTGGTCTTCTATTTCTTCATACTCTGATATATATACTTTTGTTAAATCTCGTAATAGCATTACTTGAATATCCTTATTGAAGCAACATCAATTTTTAATTTCTTTTCTATATCATTGAATGATGAAGAAATACTTCCTTCATTTCTTGATAAAAGACCTTCTGCACCTCTTGCATTGTATTCAGAAATAACAGCTTTTTTTATATATGGAAATAATTTTTTATCAGTTTCTTTACGATTAGAAGCATCACAGGCAATAGAAGTCATATCAGCTATGATGTCTTGTATTATATTATCTGTATCTTCAATATAATTTGCTCCTAATCTTTGTTTTATTTGTTCTAACATCTATTGCCTTCCTTTCTATCCTTTTGAGATTATTCTTGCTATAGCAATTTCTTTATGGTTATATGTATTTCCATCAGAACCTACTACTAAATCCCAGTTTGCTCCATCTGCTAATTCTTCATCTGTTGGTGAATCTGTTGCTTGATTTTTCATTAAGTAACTAACACCATGAGGAGCCATTACTTTTCTTTGTCTTTCATATAAGTAATCTCTATCATTATCAGCATCTCTATCCATTTCATGAGGTACTTTTGCTCCTAAGTCTTCATAGTCAAATGCTCCTTTTCCGAAAACATAAGTAACATACTTAGAATCTCCATATCCTGAAACTTCATAATAGTTTCCAATATTTTCAACAGAAGGTTCTGCAACTGCTGTATAATTTGTTCCGCTTTTTGTATAATATGTTTTTCCTTCTGTTAAAGTTTTATCAGAAGTTTTTGCATATATTGGGTCTCCCTCTTCTTCTGTTATTTCATCATATTCAATTAATAATTTTCCATTCCATGTATAAACATTTAGTTCTCTTTCAATTCCATTTGGGTCATTATATCTTAAGTTTGTTACTAATTTTTTACCTTCTAGATTTGTTACTATTACAGAGTTTGCTACTGCTAGTTTGAAGTTTCTTCTTCTATCTCCACATGCTTTTTGTAACGCTGTATTTAATGTTGTTTCAGCTACTGATGACTCAGTTTCTCCTGATATATCATATGTGTGTTTTGAAGCAAAAACTTTACCTGCATCTGATTTCATTGAGAATAATGCTTTTGTTATAATTAATAATACATCTTCCCATGCGCTATCCCAGTAATCTCCTAGTTGGTCTGCAACTTGACTCATAAAGTCTTTTTTAGATGTTACATCATATGTAAAGTCATCTTCATAAAACTTGTCTTTTCTACCAATAACAACAACACCTTGTTTATATGTTGGTAATGTTTTTCCTTCATCATATTTTGTTTTTCCATCATAGTTTACTGGTTTGCCTTTTAATCTTCCTATCATTGGAATTATTCCATATTCAGCACCAGTTTGTGATGCAAACATTTCTCTTATTTTATTGTTTCCTTGTAATACTCCTGATTTTATTAATAAATTTAATCTTTCTTGTGGAATTGTGTCATAATAAGCACCGAATGCTCTTTCATTAAAATATTTTTTGTTAAATGTTCCTGTACTTGTAAAATCTGCCATTTTTTATACCTTCTTTCTTTTAATTTTTATATTTTGATAATTTGCAAAGTTCTTCATAAGTCATTTGACTTTCTGGTTTAGAACCTTCAATTGAATCTCCTGTTTGAGGAGCAGGTTCTTTAGAATACTCATTTATTGCTTTTTCTCTATCTGCTTTTGATACTTTTTCAAATATATCTAATTTTGAATTGATACTTTCAGCAGTTTCTCTTGAAAAATCAATAGTATCTATATATCCTAATGAGATACCTCTTTGATTTGCTTGACGAATTGTTTCGTCTTTTAATCTGTAAGCATTTAGTTCATTTTCAGCCTTATTTGCTCTTGCTCTCTCCTGCTCCAATTCGTAAGACTTCTTTTGGTCTTCGTCCATTTTTGCAAGTTTATCAGCCTCTGCTTTTTTGGCTTCCATTTCTTCTAACATTGCTTGTCTTTCTTTTTGCTTTTCAGCATTAATCATCTTGTTTACTTCATCTCTTGTATAAGTTTTTTCTTTATTTCCTTCGACATTTGATGGTTCAACTTTTTCTACACTCTCGGCAGTAGATTCCATATCTTTTTTCATTTCTTCATCTTTATTATCCATGATGAAATTCCTCCTTTAACTTTTTCGGCTGAGTTATAACCAAACTATTTTGACTTTTTACGGAAGTCTAACCAAACAAAATAGACAGTTTAAAGCCATATCTAGGGCATAAAAAAAAGAGCTAGTCGACTTAGCTCTTTGATTTATAATTTTAAAATATTAATAACTTATTTATTATCTTTATTCTTTGCTTTCATATATCCTTCTGCATAATTATATTTTAATACCCACATAGCTGGGCTAAATATTGTAATTACCGTAAATATAATCCAATACCAAGTTGGCATTTGTAATTTAATACTTAATATTAAAACTAATAACCACATATTATTTATCCTCCCTTGTTACTCCTTTTATAACCCAAAATTGTGCTTCTTCTAGTTTAGTTAATGCTAATGATGTTTCTCTACTTGGTTTGCACTTTAAATCAATTTCATCATAGATAATTGAGAAACATTCTCTTATATGTTGTATTCTGTTGTTTTTTTCTTCATCTACTGCTAAATATTTTGCTCTATCGTTCATTTTTTCACCTTCTTTCCATAATAAAAGCACCTACTTGTTAGTAAGTGCTATTTTTTTAATTCTTTTTCTAAATATTCTTTATACTCTGTAAAACTATTCCACTCATCATAATTAAACGGCAATGGTCTTTTGCCTTTTTGTTCTATATATTTATGAATTAAATTCTTTACATCATCTGGTATAATCATGATATGCTTTTACCACCTTTTCTTTAATTTCTTTTAAACCTTGTATATTATCTATTACATATAATGTATCTTTATTGTTTGTTAAACATGCTGACATTATATTTGCTGATAATTCTTTCTCCACTCTTGTATTATCTTTTAACCAATAATTATTATCATGCCCATAATTTCCAGTTATTTTACCATTAGTTATGGCAGAAAATATATCACTTAATGTCATATTATCTTCATATTTGCTACTTGACAACAGATTAATATATTTATCTTCATCTACATCTATTTGTAATCTTGCTCTTCTCAATTCATTATCTATATTCAATTTATCAGATATATTGTTTCGTACATCTATCATATGTATAATCTCATGTGTTAAACTTTTAGATAAGTCATAATATTTAAAATCTGAGTGGTTTGGATTTATATATATCTTATCATCATCAATACTATATCTCATTGGAACATTTAAGTTATTATCTATTTTTGCATTGTTGCCTGTTAGATATTTATTAAACAGTCTTTTTACACTGGAATTTAATTTTGTGTTGCTTAAAACTTGTTTAATATCTTTACTTATTTTAGGTATATCAAGATTATACTCTATTTTCCCTAGCTTTTCAACTGGTGGAACATATCTTATTGTGCTTCTGCACCAGTGCCAATAGTACATAATTGGAGGCAAGTTAATACCAGGGACAAGTCCTTTTACTCTCACTGGCATAAGCTTAACATCTTTTTTACTATTACCCCAATACCTATCAAACTTATTCTCTTTATTAATATAAAATCGCATCATATTCATTGATTGGCACATTTCGGTACTGTGTTCATCGGTTACTGCCCAAAATTCCACTTGTGCGTCATCATCTGCGTTAGCTTTTATTCCTTCTACTTTTGCTAGATTATTTAATCCAATCATTTGTAAATCCGCTGCCCCTGATATTTTGTCATTATTTATATTAAGTTTTTGATTATTTTGCCTGTTTATTATCGTTTGAAACTCACTAGAATTGATTTCTAGGTCTCTTTGTTGTTGTATATTTAAAATTGCCTGTTTGTATAATTGTTGTGTATTATATTGCATTGTAGCTTCAATATACTGTTTCCAATTAAAGCCACTATAATTTGGTTGATCTAATAATGCAAGAAATAAAGCCATCGCTAATATTGATGGCTTTTTCTTTTTATTTACTTCTTGTTGTCCTTGTTCATAGTAATAATTGGCATCTTCATACATTATTTGTTTTTCTTGTTCTTCAAGTTTGCTTTGTTCTTCTATATATGCACTATAAATTAGTAATTCTAATATTTCACTATTTTTTACTCTTGTTCTTTTGTAAATATTGTTTGCTAATACAGTAAAGTAATTATTATTTTTTAGTAATCCTTGTTCTTTCCAAGACTCTATATATGTATTTATTCTTTTCTTAGTTTTATTATCTATAATATTGTAGATATTTTCTGTTGTAAAATTAAATGTATCAAATAGTTCTTGTAATCTGTTTTGTGTTTGTCTTGATGTTTTATTGTATAGTTGTTTTAATTGTTTTACATATTTGTCATGTTGCTCCCACATATAAAACACCTCTATTCTTCTTTATTGATTTGTTTATTAACTACTTTAGTTTGTTCTTTCTTATTATCTGCTGTTAGTTTTTGTGCTTTTTGTGTGTCTGTTAAGTCTGTCACTTTATCATCTTGTTTATCTTCTTTATTATCTTGCTCTGCTCCTGCTTGTCCCATCATTTGCATTTGTTGTAAATTCTTTTGAATATTTTCTTCATTTTGTAAGTCCATTTTTGCTAACTCACTTGTTGCATCTAAATCAAGTCCTAATAAGTTTATGACCGTATCATCACTTACTAATCCTCTTATTTTTAATGCATTAGTAATCATTGTTGCTACATCAGAAGGTAAATTTCTATTTAGTTTTATTTCAATATCTCTAAAATCATATGTTTTACCTTTTTCTTTATTGAATTTTTCTAATATTATTCTCCATCTTCTTTTTAAACCTTCTTCGAAATCTCCTTCAAATGTTGCTATATATTGTTGTAAACTAAAGAATTTCTTTTCAAGTGCTGCATTATTATCTGCTTGTGTAAAACCTAAATCTGTCATATTAGGGCAAAATGAACACAAACAAATAATATCAATCAATGTCTTTTTGTGATTTTGTAATGCCGTATCGTTTACATTCTTTTCAACCCAAGCTATATCACTATTTACATCTTTATTTCCATCAAGATATCTTACTCTACTTGTTAATACATACTCATCTTCTTTTTGTCTTGCAGGGTTTATAATATCTTCGCCTTTTTCATTTTGTATAATCATCGGATTTTCTGGTGTATATCCTCTAACTTTCAATATTGCTTCATCATTATATTTAAATACATTTCTTGAATTTTGAATACATCTCTCATATGCTCTTATTAAACTGATTACAGGTTCAAAAATTGCTATTCCATCGCAATTTTCTATTGCTGTTGCTGGTATATCATCGTCCCATTTTTTAGGTTGTTGTTCTTTTATGTTTTCTTTAAATAATGGTTCATCTTTAAATTTTTGTTCATACGCTGGTGTACCAAATATTTTTCTTTTTTCAGGTGTATCGTAATAATATCTTTTTCCATCTGCTGTTGTTAATTCTATCATTTGTTGATATTCACCATTTGCCATATATGTACGAATTATTCTGTATATACCTATTAAATTCTTTTTAGCTGAATAATCCCATATAGCGATAGTTTCTAATGCATCACTTCTTGCTATTGTTATTTCTCCTGTTTTTTCGTCTTTATAGTATATTTCATAGCAAGCTCTTTTTATTAAGTAATCTAATACCATATGTAAAAAATGTGAAGCATCATTATTATAGTCATTTATATGTTTAATTAATTCTTTTATTTCTATTATTTCTTTTTCGTCATTAGTTTCATGATTAAATAGTTCTTTGATTATTTTGTCTTTATCTTTATTAAATGCTTTTACTTTATATGTTGGTGCTTTTCCTCCAAAATAACCGGCAGACATAACACTTATATATCTCTCAAGTGGTACTTTTATATCTTCATCATCTAAACTTGCTAGTTCTTCATCTGTTAATTTTCTTCTAAAATTCTCATATAATTCTTTTCTAACATCTAATTCTAGTTGTGCTTTAAAATATATATCTGTTATACTTTTTTCTTCCACTAATCTTTCTTTACTATATCTTAACATTGTTTCCTCCAATCAAAAAACACCTACTTTTTAGTAGATGTTACATATTTATAAAAGACTTATTAGTCATTGTCATATTTGTATTTTTAGGTTTTGGATTTTCATATACCCCTGTTAAACAGTCTTCAGCATCATCATGTTCATTTTTTCCTGTTCTCACATAATGTTTTAAATGTTTGGCAAATTCTGGCCATCTATCCTCCCAATTAATTGGAAAATAAATGTTATTCATTACTCCTGTCGAATTACTTAATATTCTTGCAACTTTGTTTTCTCCTTGATGAAACCAATTTACTTTTGTGTGAGTATTCTTTAACTCCTTTAACTCTTTTTGCACATTCCTTGCAAACCCTCTACCACCATTATTACTTTCTATATTCGCATTTCCTACATTATCTTTGGTCATCATTTCTGCTACTGCTGGTTCTGTCACTTCCATTGACTCTTGTGTATAAATAACATCCAAGATATAATATTCACTGTTATACATTTGATAGTCTATTGAGCATAAGTAATCGTCGCCCTCATCTGCTGTATCTGTGTAATTCATAATATAGTGTGCTGGTGGTAATTTTTCATAAGTTTTAAAGGATGTATATAATCTATTTTTTACATCTATTGGTTCTTGTTGATAGTTGGCATATATAATGTCTTTGTTCATATTTTTAGTCTTAAATTCATAATCTTCTTTACTTAATACATCTTCACACAACATTGAACCATCTTCTTGAACTGCTTTGTAGTTTATATGCCTTACATTAGGATAATTTTCTAGTATATATCCTGCTAAATCATTACTAGACCATCTTGTCATTATTATAATTAGCTTAAATCCATTTTCTGTCCTTGATAACATTGTATTATTAAACCAGTCTATATGATTTTTTAATGTATTTTCATTATAGGCTTCTTTAGCATTTTTTATGAGGTCATCTATTATCATTATTGTACATCCAAACCCTGTTGCAGTACCTGTTGGCGACGTTGCTAAATAATTTGACACCTTACTTCCAGCTAATGCCCACTTTTTTTGTGTAGCTTCGCCATCTTTAATCTTGGTATTAGGAAATATATCATTATATACGATTACGCCTTCTGTTTTTTCAGAAGCTATTGTGTCTCTTACTGATTTTGCAAATGAACTCGATAAATCCTCATTGTATGATCCTGTCATTATCTTTTCGTTTGGATTAGTTCCTAATATCCATTCTACAAATTTTCCTGCAGTTCTTGACTTTCCATGTCTTGGTGGCATATTTATTACACATACTTTTTCATCGCTCTTGTAAAAATCTTGTAATTGATAGCATAAATCTTTTAAAAAGTTACGTTCTTCTTCGTAAAAATCAGATGCAGTTAATTTACAATATTCAAAAAAATCACGTCTGGCTAATTCCAAACGTGCTTGTTTTTTTATTTCTTCTTTTAAATTATTATTCATTCAATATCTTTCTCAGTTCTTCTATTGACATTCCTGAAAATGGATTATTTGTATTAACATTGCCATCAATTGTTACTTTTTCCTTAAACATTCCTAAATGTTTTCCTAATAATTCAAGAGCCTTTGTTTTATCTAATAGTTTTACTTTTTGTGTATCTCCTATTTTTTCTCTGTCATCTCCATACCCTTCATATTCTTCTAAAGTTTCTAGTGATGATATTGCTCCTGCTGTATCGCTGTCTATATCTGCAACATTTTTTAATTGTCCATTTTCTGTATATAATTTTCTTATATCTAAAAATGCTATTTTGGCTAATTCTTTTATTACCATATCTTGTGTAACTTCTGTTCTTTTTTCTATTTCTTTTTGCTTTTCAGATATGTATTCTTGAACCTTAACATTTCTTAACATTCTGCTTGATGCTGCATTAGCTGTTTCATCTTCTTTACATTTTGGATAAGCAACCTTATATGCTCTTGTTGCATTAAGGTCTATTAAATACTCATCGCAAAATCTTTTCTGTGCATTTGTCAATTGAATCACCTCTTTTGTCTGTATCTTATTTTTCTATTCAGCTAAATAGATATGTTTTCCGTCTCCTAATATATTTCTTTCATCGCATTTTTTTATAACTGACATATAACCTTTTTTTAATACTGTTGGTCTATCTCCTCTTATTATTGGAATTATAGCTATAATTTCTCTATTATCTTTCTTATAAATTATTAAATCGTCATTCTTCATTTATGTTCTCCGTACATATTCTTTTATTACTTCATTTATAAAATCATTACTACTTGCAACTACTTCGCATACATCTTCATAGCTGAATGTTTTATCGTCGTTTTGATTATGTCCGTATTCATATAGCCAAACATGTGTTAGTTCGTGTTTCAATGTCTTTATTATATTAGCTTGGTCTTTTAGTAGCATTATTGTTTGAGTTCTATATATTGTTACTCCTAATGTTCCATCACTTTTCATTTCGTTATTAATTGTGGCTTCATCTACTTCTTCTATTAACCATTCCGTATTATTTATTTTAAATTTCATCTTTATCCTCACATATATTAAAATATTTGCATTTATCGCATTGTCTTTTCTCGTCTACAATACACTTTTGTCTTTTCTTATTCTCATAAAATTTTCTTCTTCTATATTCATTGTCTATGTAGTTTGCTATTATACTACCTCTCATATACAACACTTCCTTTGTATAAAACACTATGTAATGATACCGGATTATACAAGGCGCTACCTCGTATCGTTTGGATTTCTGGTATCAACACAGCCTATAACCTTTAGCTTACGGGCCGAATCTCTTGGAAGTTCTGATATTCCTCTTCCCTGTGTCGGAATTAATATCTCAACCTTTTGCTCCCATTGCTTTTTTATATCATTACATACTATTTTACTTGGCGACAGAGTGAAGTGTCGAGCCCCAAGCATTTTACTGCTCCAACTGTTTTCAAGACAGTGTTCAAAGCCGTTTGAATTACTCTGCCATGTAGGGGATTTTAATTTTATTTTCAACGAAGGTTTCCCCACTTTTTACTCCGCATATCTAGGGGCTACCTAGAACCTGGCGACAACCTATGGACTTGCACCATATACCTTATTAGGTACGCATTTCTTAGCAGGAAAGCTCCAAACTTTTTGAATTAAGTTGTCATTTTACTAGGTATCGTTAATAGAAAAATAGAGCCAAACATTAAATGTTCAGCCCTGCAAAAGTTTATATCTTTTTTTCTCTATTATAATTATAACTCTTTCAAAACTAAATTTCATCCAAATTTTATCACAATTTTATCACAATTTTTCATTATTCACCTATATTTAGTACATCAAGCATACTTTTTATTGCTGTGTCTCTTATATTTAATAATTGGTTTATAGATTTTGGTTTTTGGAACTCCATGCAGTATTGTTGTGATACATAATCCCATTTAGATTTTTCCATATAATATATCTTTATAACAAACTTTTCTTCTGCTGATAGTTGATTAATCATATTTTCAACTCTTACTATTTTTTTGTCTAACTCGTCTTTCAATTTGTTTAGTTCTTCTAATTTGGTTTGTAAAAATTGCCTATCTTCTTTGTTTATGTGTCTTTCTTCTCTATGGTAATTCATTACCGTATTTAGCACTTTATCTGATACTTTGTTTGTATTACTATGTATGCTATCATAAGCTTGTCCAGCTAACTGCATATTTTCTATAATTTCGTTTTCTGTTTCCTCATATACCGTTCCAGCATATTCCAATCTTTCTTCGTATTCTTCTTTTTTTAATTGTATTTCCGTCAGCTTTGCTTGATTTTTTAAGTGATCCTTTAACATGGTTTCAACGTCTTCTTTTATGTATTGCATCTTTTGTACCTCCTACAAATATTTTTTTAGATCTTCTTTTCGTACTGCTATTAAAAAATTCCCTAAATTAAAACTTATTACCTCGTCTTCGTCTATAACACTGAATTTCTTCTTTATTACAGTATCGTTCTTAATTATTACCATTTCTATTGCATCTTCTGTTCCCATAGATTAACCCCCCCTTTATTTGATTTTTATTTTCTTTGTGAGTTCTTCTATTATCTTGTCCTTTTCTTCTAATTCTCCCTCTTTACTTTTTTAAGTGCATTAGTCCAACATTTAGTGCATCCTATACTTTCATAGTTACAAGTATCTTCTTCTTTCTTTTTATCTATTTTTTTTGGTCCGAATATGTCTGATGGACACATATTTATTCCTCCATCGCAAAATATCTGATGACATCCCGCTTCTGTTGCATATTCTACTACTATTTGCATTATTTCTTTATATGTGATATTAGTTTCTGTCCCTTCTTTAAGTATTACTTTCTTTTTGCCTGACATATCATAAACATTACTCATGATTGTCCCCCTTCTCGTAGTTCTTCATATGCTCTTATTTTCACATCTAATCTAATTTTAGTTTCTATATCATCACATTTTGCTTTTCTTTGTTTGTATTCCGCAATTTTTAATTTTATTATTGCATTTGGTGTGTAATCTTCTTGTAATTCTTTAATAATTTTCTTTGCTTGTTCTTTATTTATAATTAATTCTTTTTCAGTACATATATTTTCATCTGAAAAATTCAATATTTTATTTATATATTTTTCTTTCATTTTTAATTCTCACTTCCTATGCTACCGACATTTGTGTCGCTACCATCTAATAATTCTTGTAAAACATATTGAACTAATTCTGTTATAGTATAATTTTTTGTATTCATCATATCTTCAAGTTTTTCTGCATAAGATTCAGAATTTAATTTTTCTATCTTGTCTTCTATTTTTGATTTTAAAATGAAGTTTAACTCAATTGTTTGTGGAGTATAAATATGTGTTTTGTCATATTCTACTTGTTCTTCTAACCTATTTTTTTCTTTTAATACTCTTTTATAAGCTGATAAAATTGTTTCTTGAATATTTATTAGTTCATCAGCTCTATTTATTTTTTCTTTATTGTTTTTTTCGTATTCTATCCAATGTTCCATTATTTTTATACTTTCTTCTATATTATTTTCCACTACTCGTCCTCCTCTTCTTCGTATCATTCAAAATAATCTAAAATTCTATGTGCTAACTCCATTGAATTTTCTTTGCTTATGTGTATTTGAACTCCATTAAAACATATAATTGTTTCTTCATCATTAAAATTGATTGCCATACTATTTTCTTCCATCTTTACCCTCCTCGAAAATCTTTTCTGCTTTATTATAATCAATCATAGTTAATACTGAACACATTGTTTCGTAAGACATTTCATTGATTTCTTTATCTGTTTTACCTAATTTAATACCTTGTGGCATTACCATAGAGTTTCTTATAACCATAAATAACGCTAATTTATATTTATTTTTCATTTTATTTAATATTTCTTCTCTTTCTTTCACTTAAAACACCTTTCTTTCTAATTTTATTTTTCTTGCAGTGCATTTATATTCTTTTTCGCTTTTACCATTATCTGAATTTACAATTAAGATTTTACCTAATACATCTTTAACTGGTATTAAATATCCCACACATAAGCAACTAATAATTATATCGTCTTTAAATTGTTCTCTTACATCATAATAATTTGCTCTTATAAATTTAATGTGGTCTGTTTCTATTGGATTACAACCATCTATATTTATATCAATACCTATATAATCAATTCCTGCATTTACAAATAAATAGCCAAATAAATTTAAATTACTTCCAACATCTATTACTCTTTTAGGTTTATATTCTTTTACTTTTTCTAATATTGCTTGATACCATTCAAAACTTACTGGGCTTTCTGATAATTCATATTCAAGATAATATGGTTCTTTATCTGTTCCATAATTATTTATCTTTTTAAGATATTCTATGCTATCTTTAAGATTTTTCACTTAAAACACCTCAATTTCTTCTGCTTTTTCTATACTAACAGTTTCACAAACTTTTAAATTAAAGAATGTAAATTTTCCTGTTTGATAATCTATTTTTAAGTCTACTTCACACATTGTTTGTTTTAAACATTCAAATATCCATAAAGGTAATTTAATATATTTAGGATAGCTATGATACTTTGCAACATAATCATGTATTCTATTATTGACAATACATTGTAATTCTAAATATTCAATGCTATCTTTAGTTGTTCTTTTATTTATTTTTTCTTTCACTTAATCAGCTCCCTAATTCTCTTATTTAATATCTTACTTTCTCTTATCATGTCTTGTTCTATTTCACTTTCTATATATTTTTTAGTGTCCCAGTTATCTTCTTCTACTAATTGCATTTTTTCTAAACTATCTAATATATCAATTAACCATTCTTCTGTTACCGTTCTACCTTTTAGCTTTAATGCATACACTTGTCTTTGAATATTCCATAACATATATCTTTTTCCTATTACTTTTAATGTTTCATCATTTTCTTTCACTATGTATCACTCCTCTCTAATTTATAGGAAATAAAACTATACATTTTTGTGCTATATCTTTATTAGCTTCATATATTTCTCTCTCAAGTTCATTTTCATCATCTATATATTCTTGATTTAAAAATTGTCCGCTCCAAGTATTGTTTGGAATGTAATATCCATTTCCAAAACCTAATGTTCCTTCAAGTGGACTATAATAGTTCCCTTCCCCATCAGCACTTAGTATAACTTCTGCATTTTCATCTTCTAATTTCAATTTTTCTATTAACTCTTTAACTTTCATATCTTATTTACTCCTTTACTTTAGATTGTTGTTAGTTACTCTATGTAGTGGTTTTATACTTAAATCATTAATTGCTAAATTGTTATATGCTAAGCATCCACACACATGCACCCATATCCATATTTTTCCCACATCTATAACTTCACATTTGAGTGATATTTTTGAATTGTTTGCTCCAGTTGTATTCCAATATAATATTCTACCAACTTCTATGTCTTTTTTTAACATATCTATTCTCCTCCTAATAACTAACTCTTATTATGTAACTGTTAAATTCTGGTTGATAATCTATACTTAGTCTTAAATCTTGCATTTTATCTATTCCGTATTTTTCTATTTGCATTCCACCTCTTAAATTTCCTATATGATTAGTTATTGCAAACTTTACTATATTTTCTAATTGCCTAGTATAAACACTAGATTCGATTTGTTTATCTAATTTTTTTCTTAATCTCCTATTTGATAATCTTTCTGTTTCTAAATCATCTCTTAATTTTATAAGTTCTTTATTTAATCTTTTTACTTTTCCTTTAACACTCATTTTCTCCTCCTACTCCTCAATATCGCTTATTCCTAAATAATCTAGCATATCTGTATAACATTCTTTGCACATATTACATAATTTTCGTGGTGAGTTTCCATTTTTTGCGACTGAAACAGTTATTCTGTCTAATGTAAAATTTCCACATCTTACACAAAATTTTTTATTGTTGCTTTGTATATTAAACATAAATTGCTCAAATTCTTTTTTGTTCATGTTCTTTATATCTTCAAAATTCATCTTCTCCTCCTACTTTATAGCAATTAGCCATATAAATTTCTTTTGTTAGTATTGTTTATATTTCGTCATTCTCACAAGTATCGTCTGGTATCAAATGTGTTTCATCAACAAATATTAGTTTTGGATAATCTGGAAATCCTTCAAACATAGCAATATGTTTTACTTCTCTTCCATTTACATAGTCTCCAACTTCTATTAAATCTATTAGTTGTTTGCTGTGTTTTAAAAATATTTTATTGTTAAATTTTTCTTCGTGCCATTCTGTTTCACTTTTCCATAATTCATTTGGCAAATCTCCGCTCCATAACTCATCTGAAATATCATCAAAAATATATATTTTTTGTTCTTCACAGCCATCTACTTTCCTTATTTCTATCAATTTTGATATTCCATACTCTGTTCTCACATATTCTCCAATTTCTATCTCACTCATCTTTCTCCCTCCTCAACATATACACCGTATCCTTTAGCGATTCTATTTCTATATCTTTATTCTTTAATTCTTCTGACTTATCCCCTGCTAATATTCCACATACATACCCTATCATGAAACACACTATTACTATTATCACCACTCTTATACACTCACTTATTTTATATATTCTCTTATCATATATCTTCATACTTCTCTCCTTTATTCTCTTTTCTATCTATATTTTGGTGGGCGACCTCTTGCTATTTTGTTTGTTATGAGACTTAATTCATCGGCTTTAAAACATTCTTTGTAACCATATATCATTTCTTTGTATAGATACATATTCTTGTTGCATTGCTGTATCAATATGTACTCATGTCCATCTTTACTTATTATCTTCGGTATTCTCATATTCTTTTATCTTTCTACCAGAATAATATTCGTTGTACATTTGCATCCAATCATCTAGCCTCATTGTTACCAACCAATCTTTTCTATTTTTTCTGTGAAATACTGTAGGGAACTTATTGTCTTTTGTATCTCTTACTGCTTGTTCAATTGCTTTATCTATATTTAACCTTTCAACTCTTTTGCTTTCGATGTGTATATAATCAAGTCCTACTACATCATCTGCTTGTCCAGTATTCCCACAAAACTGTTGTGTTCTTCTACATTTATAACCGTATTCTTTTAATTTGTTTGCCAATTCTCTTTCTCCTGCACTTCCGTTTCTTTTTACTGTTTATTGCCATTTTTCTTTAGCTCCTCTCTTAATTTTTCTTGCCAGTTTTCAACTCCTGGTACAAAGCCTTTACATCTCATTACTGGCTTATAATTTTCGTTTTCTTGTTTGTTACAACCCATACAATAGTAGCAAAGCGTATTACTCTCTATTTGTTTCATAGGCTAGTCCTCTGGCATTTCGTAAGTTTTAGGTATATTAAATATATTAGGTTGTATATCCATTTGGCCTTGCATTATTGCAGGTCCTCCAGTCAATTGTAAATAACTAGAATACTTTTGTACTATTTCTGCTAATACTTTTTTTGCTCTTTCTTCTGTATTATATTTTCCTAGTCCTTCATAAGAATTGTTACAATCTTCATACTGAATATAACAACCTTTGTCATCTTCATCAATCGTAATATATATTTGTAATATATTATCAAAATTTATGATTCTATTTTTTTCTTGGCTTACTATTATCATAACTACCTCCTTAAAATGGTAACGGTTCATTTCGTTTATTCATCTCATCTACTAATTCATTTACTTTTTGAGCTATCAATGTTATCTTATCTCCTGTTAGCCTACCTTTTAAATCTAGTTTTTCTATTTCCCAAGGTCTCTTTGCTATCTTAAACTCTGTTTCTGTATCACATAAATATCTAGTGTCAAATTCCCCTGGATTCCAATTTAGTTTTTTATCTTTATATGTTATATAAGCGATATGTTTTCCTTCTTTTGTCTTTACTTCTATTTTTGTATTCTCCTCTATCTCTTCATTATGTATTCTTTCAAATAATTCATTACTTTTCATAACTACCTCCTAATAACTTGGTATGTGATTTTCATTTTCAAAAATCATTTTTTCTAAATTTGTTGTTTCTCTATATACTGCAACTTCTTTGTTTGTAATGCTACATTTCTTTGTTTTTTCTGTTGTTACAAAACCTAAACTTTCTAACTCTGTTATTCTTGGTCTCGCATTGTTTACATCTGCCGTATTTGTGTAGTGCTTTTTATATAATTCTTGTACTATCTCCCTTGTTGTCATTTCTTTATTTTCTAATATCTCTAATATTTGCTTATGTCTTTCACTTAAATGCTCTTGCATATCTTTATAACTCTTATGTCTTGTCATAAATGTTATTGTATTCATTTGTTAATCACACTCCTATCTAAATAATTCGTACTCTAGTTCTATCCTTTTGCGTCTGCAAAAATCTTCTATTTGTTTATATTTTTCTATTTTCTGTTCTATTTTTTGCAATTCATTACTTACTTTTTTATTTTGGACCAATTCTTTATATACTAGCTTTCTTAAGAATTTTTCCGTATCTACTTGACTGTATGTTCTTCCTGCTTTTGAGCTAAAATAGTTTAAAGTTATAATCTTTCCATAATAGCTCTGTATTGTTTCTAATTTATATCTTCCATTTTCTAATACTCTCTCATATAATGTGGTAGAACTTTCGTAACAATCTGAACTTTCGTGCAATAAGAATTTTTTACCTTCATAGTCAAAATATATAGCCCACGCTTTTACTTTTCTTATCTTTATTTTATTCGCTATCATTTCCATTTTTATCACACTCCTTTGTTTGCATAGAAATTGTTTAAATTGTCATATTGTCTTTGTTCATAATTTTTTGCATTTTTAGGTTTATCATTTTGTTTTTTATTATCATTATATCGCCCTTCTAATACATTAGTTGCTTTGTCGGTCCTCATAAGGAAGTCAAAATTTGCTTTCCAGCCATTATCATTTTCTCCTATAAGGAAATCTGTTGAATTAGCTATTTCGCATATGTTTTTAAACTGTTCTTCCGTAAATTCTTCAAGAAATTTGTCTATAGCCTTGTTTCGATTTTCTGTCAATTTTTGAACCTGTGGCAATTTTGTGCAAACAGAATTGTAAATATCTTTTATTTCATTTCTTTTCTCTTCTTTTTCTTTTCTCTTATCTTCTTTTCTCTTAGGAGGTACTGCTACTGTATCACTACCGTAGTAATACTACACCGTTCCGTTTCAAGTCTTGGAAAATCTGTTCCTGTAGGTTTATTGATTGTTTGATGTTTTAGAAAATTAGGGAGATAATAGTAGGTTTGTTCTTCATATTTATACAAAACTAACATTTTTAATCCGCCTAAGTGGGAAAGCCATTTTTCTAAATCGGAAGCTCGTAAGTCGTCATACGGAAATATCAAGGACTTTAACAACTTCGGATTTGCTCTGCCGTATCCTTCATCATCAGCATTACTTATTAAACCCATAAACAATAATCTTTCTTGAACAGAACATTCTCCAACCTTTTCATCTGTCCAGAAATTAGGAGATATCATTCTTTTTCTTGCCATACTCTCTCCTTTCGTAAAAATAAGGGCTAAAACTTATGTCTAGCCCTTGTTGCTCTTAATCTATAATCATTAATCTTGTTTCTATGTCTGTAGGTATATTACCCTCAAAAACGAAACTATTCTTTAGTATATATTCGTTATATGTATTTGCTGTTTTATTTGCTCTCATCTTTGCTTGCTCTGCCCAACTTTGTTTTTCATCGCTTGTACTATTTTTATATTGCTCATATGTTGCCCTATCTGTCTTATAGCTTGCAATCATACTTCTGCAAGTATCTTCTACCTTTTTTATGGTGGAATAACTTGTTCTATCTCCTATTTTTCTATCTATATAATCTACTTTGTTTGTAAACCAAGTATTAAACCAACCTCCCAATACTCCTATAACTGTTAATATAATAATTAGTATTATTATTCCTATTGTTATTAAAAAACCTTTCATTATTGAGCCTCCTTATATGTTACTACTGCATCTTTTACTTCAAACGGAATATCACTATATAGATATGTGCCTGACCATTCTACATATTTTCCATCTGGTGTAAAAAAGAATATTCCATTGTCGTTTGAACCATAAGAACCGTCCACATCTGGTAACCACTTATTTTCTCTTGAATATGAACCACCATAAACTAATTCATAATATTCGCTATCTGGCGTTAGGAAACTATTTAAACTTGATATTTTACCATCTACAATAAACTTACCTGCACAAGCTCCATTTTCTAAAAATAATGCTATATAACCCAAAGGTTTTTCTATTTCGCAAACCAATGTGTTGGCTTTTTCTCTTTGACCATTAACCCAATATGTTCTTCTGATCAAGTTATATCTTTCTAAGCTATAATCGATATCTGTCGGTGTTGGCTGATTTTCTGCCAATGTGTTCCCCATATTTAAAGTTGCTTCTACATCTTTCTTAGTATTAGTGCTTGCAACCTCTGTACAACCAGTTAATGTAACTAATGTAAGTATTAAAATTCCCACCATAATAATTAATTTCTTTTTCATTTTTCTTTCCTCCTTAAATAACTTTTTCCTATTAATTTCATAAATTCTTCTTCTGTATGTGTTTTCATATATTCTTTTTGTGTATCTATTCTTAATTGTTTTATAACATTTTCATTGTCGTGGCATTTTCTACATATTAGTTTTACAAATTTATGTTGTATACTTCTTTTTCTATTACTTCCACCATAAACTTCATGTGGGTCTAAATGTCTTGAATAGTTGCCACAAAACTCGCATATTCCTTCTTTTACTAGGTTTTCATCTCTTTGCCTCTCCAGTTTTACTAACTTCTTGCTTTTCTTTTTAATTGTTGTAACTTCTTTTTTCTTTTCTGCCTTTTTTTTAGGTACTGGATTAAAACTGTTTGATAAATCTGTTACTATCATTTTTACCTCTTTTCGGGGGTCATGGCACTAATAAATTAGGCTCCTTGCTTGTCTCTAAACTTCTATTAGTGCCAATGTTCTATATTTCATATCTTATTGCTTCTATTTTCTTTTTTAAGGCATTTTGTTTACTATCTATGCTCTCATACGCCTTTTTAAATCTAAACAGCCTAGAGCCTAATTCTGTTAACTTCTTGCTATCATCTTTTACAAACTCTTTTGCCATAGCTTCAAAATAACTCATTGCTGGTGGCTTTTCTTTTTGTGTCTCTTGCCATTGTTTCCTTTGCATATAAATTTGTTTATTTTCTTGTATTGATATATCTGTTTTTAGTGTGTCATATTCTTGTTGTAATCTTGCTATCATTTCCCCTATTAGATAATTCATATTTGCATATATTTCTATATTTTTTGATACTTCAAATCCCGTGTTCGGATTTTCTATCAATTCATTTTGCAATTTGGTATATGTATCTGCTATCTTTTGACTATCTGCGTTTTGAATTGTAAATGGATTAAACATATATAATTTTTCAAATTCCATTTTTGTTACCTTTCTACATGTTGATGCATTAAAACATATTCTGAATTTTTTCCCATGTTATTTAATAAAAATTCACTTGCTTGTTGTTTACTTAAATGACTATCTTTTGCTCTAAATTCATATACATATTTGCAGTCTTGTTGTTTTTCTTTTATTCTTTCTTCTATCTCATCTTCATCGTAATTACCTTCAACAAGATACAAATCATAATTTTTAGCACTTATTCCCTCAACTGTTTTTGTATCTGTCATATAGATTACTTTATAATCATCAAATAGCACTCTATAGCCACATTGTGGTACATCATGATATAATTTAATTGGTACAATTTTAAATAGTTTATAATCGTATTTAGTGCCAATTTGAAGTACATCTATATTTTTTCTTTCAACTTCACATTCTAAAAGTGGTTTTAATAACCATTCACAACAAGCAAATCTTAAAGTTGGTCTTTCTTGTGCTAATTTCTTAATTGTTTCTTTTTTGAAATGGTCTGAATGTATGTGTGTTAGAAGTACTATTTTTAGTTTCTTATAATACTTCTCTAATTTTTTAAATGTAACTCCACAATCTATTAAAATTATGTCTTTTATTATTGTTGCATTTCCTGTGCTACAGCTTGATATAATTTTATAGTTCATTCATTGATACCTCTTTTGTATTTTCTGTTTGTTCTTCTATTTCAGCTTGTACCTCAATAGGTTCTTGTTGTGGAATTTCTTGTTGCATTTCTTCTGCTTCATACATTCCTGCTAAATCTTCAACAAATGTTTCTCTTAATGCTCTTACTTTTGCAACTTTCTCAACCATTGTTGCTCCTTTACTTCCCCAGTTTGAATTTAATTGTCCTTGTCCTGTTTTTTGTGCTACTTCATTAAAACTTACACTTGAATATGTAGGATGTGTCCAGTCTTTTCTAAATACCCTAGCCCAACCACCTACAAGTTGTTCATTTCCTAATCTAAATGTTCCTTGTCTTTCTTCTACACTTCCATCTTCTTTTTGGACTATGATTCCACTTTCCATTCCGTCATAATTTGGATTGAGTACTGCTCTTTTTAAAATTGCATCTTTTCCCACTACTAATTGTGCAGGTACTCCTGCTTTATATTTAATTAAATATGCTTCTCTTAAAAATGGGTTTAATTTCCTAACTTTGCAAAGTTCTGTAAATAACTTAAATTCTTGATTTGTTATTTTTGCGTCTGTTCCTACTATATACTCTTGCACTATGCTTGGTGTTAATTTTATTTCATTTCCGTCAATATCAAATTTGACCATTAATTCATTATTTTTTTGTACTTCATTACTCATAATCGTAGCCTCCACTTTCTAAAAATTGTTTTAATTCTCTTAATTTTGTTCTTGTCCCTCTTACTGTAAATTTTAAAGTTAAAATTTCTTCTGTTTTTTCTTCTACGGATGGTGAAATTAATATTATTTGTTCACTATACTTGTCTGACTCTTTTGCAGTATCCACAACAAATTTTTGAAGTTCTTTTTCTTGTTCTATTTTTTTCTTTTCTTCTTCAATAGCCTTAAATCTATTTGTCACACTTGTTATTGCTTGTGATACATTTAATATTTGTTTGTATTCAACTAATATTTCTGTTTTATGCTCTTGTGTTTCAATTAGTTTTAAATCATCCACTATTTTGTCAATAAATTGTTTTGCTTGTTCTTTTAAACTTTTCATACTTGCTGATAATGTTATATTTATTCTTGCTTGTTCATATGTAATAAAATCAATATTATTTGCTTCTTTATATTCTTCAAAGTAATCTTTTATTTCTTTTTCTTTTTTTGATTTCAATTCATTTTCAACATTATCTATTTTCCCTTTTAGAATTATGTCAGCATTTCTGAATTTATCGGATATACATTCTTTATAGACATTTTCAAAATCATTGTAAGGTTTTAATACTTGTTCTTTTACTAATTTTCTTTTGTTTTCAAATTCTTTATAATCTTTATTTAATTCTGCTCTTATTTCTTTTATTGTTTTTACTGACTCTTCTGTACATACTAAACTTGTTGCATTTTTCACTCTTTCATCTATAACTGTACTTACACTTCTTAATTGTTCCTCTATTACAGGTAACTGCTTTACTTCTATTAAGCCCTTTATCATTTAATTTTCTCCTTTCAATTTCTTAATTTTTTCTTTTAATTCATCAGCATATTTATAATCTCTACTGCTCCACGTATCTTGCATTTCTAACATAAAATATTTTTCTTCTAATTCTTCTAATGTTTCTGACATTTTTTTCAATTACTCCCCTTGCATTTTTTTATTTTCTGTGCTATTATTTATTTAGTTATGTTTAATTAATAAGTTTATTTTGTACTATTTGTTTGAACTGGTTTCGCAAATAGTACATTTTTTATTTTTTCGAAAGTAATAAAATAATCTTCTTTGCTTTCTTCTGATTTTTTTATAATGTCTTCTATTTCTTTTATCTTCCTTGCGAAAAATGTTGTTCTTATTTCTGCTATTTCATTATTTTTAAGCTTGTCCTTATTGTCTTTAAGTTCTTTTTGTAATTCATCTATCGTTGTTATTAACTCGTAATCTTGTCCAAAGCCCGTAACTATCATTACAATAATTGCTATAATAAAACCCAGAATTATACCTATAAATACTTCCACTCTCTTTCCCTCCTTTCTATCCCAATATTCTATTTAGCTTTCTATCTAACTTGTTCAAGCCTTTCCATATTTCTTGATATAGATTGATCTTGAAAACTTTATAAACCATAACTTCTGTTACTATTGCTAATATAATTGTTCCTACTAGCTCTGCTACTACTACCATACTGCATAAAAATAAATCTACTAAATAACTTATCATTTGTTACACCTTCTTTCTTTATCTTGAATATATACTTTCTAAATATTTTTCTATTACCTCTTTTGTTTTTTGCTTTTGCTCTTCTGTTAATGGATTTACCACATTTACTTTTAATTCTTTTTCCATTTTTAACACCTCTTGTTTTTATATTATTCATATGGCTTGTTTAATTTGTTAATTCTGATATATAATAAACCTGACCTTTAGTTTTTATCTTGTTAGGATAATTCATTCTTAAAAAAAATTTCTTCTATCGGCATTCCTAGTATCTCTGAAATAATTTTGCCCTCTTCTAATGTAAAAGGAACACTTCCGGTCTCTTTTTTATAATAAGCACCTTCAGTTTTTAATCCAAGTTTGTCAGCTATTTCTTTAGCTTTAATGTTTTTTTCATTTCTAATTTTTCTCAACATTTCAAACATTTTTTTCACCTCTTTTTTCCTGTTGAGATAATAATATATTACATCTTTTATCTTGTCAAGATATTTATCTAAATTTTTTATATTTTTTTTCCTAATAGGAAATTATGTTTACTTTCCTATTAAGATAGTTTATAATACATAAAGGAGGTAGATTATCTTGAATAGAATAAAACAATTGAGAAACGAAAAAAATATAAAGCAAGATGTATTAGCAAATTTATTAAATTTAGAAGTTGCTGGTGTAAGCAAGTTAGAGACTGGAAGAGTACCTCTAAAAGATGAATATATAATAAAATTATCTGAATATTTTAATGTGTCGACTGACTATTTACTAGGTAAGTCCAATATAAGAAACTCAGAAAATAATCAAGAACTTAAAATACCAGTTTTAGGAGTTGTAAAAGCAGGTTATAACTGGCTAGCTGATGAAAATGTTATTGGATATGTTAGTGTTAATGATAAAACTTTAAAAGGAGATGGTTTCTTCGCCGTTCAGGTTAAAGGCATTTCAATGGTACCTGAAATATACGAAGGCGATATTGCCATCGTTAAAAAACAAAATGATTTTGAGAATGGGGATTATGTTGTTGCCCTAATTAACGGAGATGAAGCAACAATAAAAAAAGCTTATAAAAACGATACTGGACTTCTATTAAGACCTGCAAACAATTCTGTAGAACCTTTAATATTCACAAAGGAAGATATAGAAACTCTACCAGTTACCATTATTGGTGTAGTTTATAATATTACAAGGAGTTTTAAATAAGGAAGCTAGATAAGAAATAGAATTTTAAGATAACAAGGAGAAATGAAATGAGTATAATAACTGAACTTAAAGCAAAAAAATGTTTAAAATGTGGAGCAGAAACTACTTCTAATGATGAAGAAGAACTGTTTTGTTCTAAATGTGGTGCACCTATTGTAAATCGCTGTTCTAATTATAATTGTGATAAAATTTTAAAAGAAGATGCACAATTTTGTAAATATTGTGGCGCTCCCTCTATATTTAAAAATTATGGATTATTTGATAATAGTGCTCCTAAATTTTTAGACAATATAGATAATCTACCATTTTAATGTATTTACTTTATATAGATGATTCTGGTTCTTGTGATTTAAAAAAAGATGAAATATGCATGAAAAATGGGGGCGCAAATTCTAGATATTTTGTTTTAGGTTCTATCTTATTAAAAGCGCATGAGTTAAATAGAATAGAACCACAAATTGAATACATAAGGACCTTCTGTTTAGGAGATAATTTAAAAGAACTAAAACATAGTGTTAAGTCTCAATTTATGCAATGTATGACAAATTGCCATAAAAATAAATCCGACATTCCTTGTTATAAGAAAAGTATTGCAAACCTAATAAATTCTTCTAACTGCACAGTTTTTGTTACTTACCAAGATAAATATTTAAATTTCAAGAGTAACTTGGTAAGTTCTAAAAATGATATTTACAGACTATCTTTTGAGCACTTATTAAAGAGTGTTGATGATTATATGTATTATAAAAATATTCAAGAAGATGTCATTGTTTTTATAGACAAAAAAGATGGAGGTCCTGAGAAGGATAAGCTAATATATAAATCATATAAACAAGCATTATCTAATAAAAGATTATTTAAAGCATTTAATAATACTATTTTCAGCCCTACTATAAACATTGTTTATTCTCAGTTTACTTCTGGCTGTCAATTAGCAGATTTTATTGCTGGTTCAGTATGGAACTTTTTTGAGAATAAAGATAACAAAGAAAGACAAAGTGAACTAAAAAAATATACTTCATTATATGCTAATAAGGTATATCAAAGAGACGGAAAAATGTTAGGGTTAAAGTGCTGTGATAGTCTTTTGAAATAAAAAAAGAATGGAACCTACAACCCATAGGGTCGTTTACAGGTTCCATGTCTGTTAATAATTCTAGTGTTATTTATTATAACATATAGAATTGTAGTTTGTCAAATTCGACACTAATATTTTATTCAATTTTATTAAAATTATTCTTGCAATATTTTTATAATATTAATTTAAAAGGAGCTATAAACAATGATTAAACGAGGTGCTTGTTACATTAGGGTAAGTACGAACGACCAACTAGAGTTTAGCCCTGATGCACAATTAAAAGCTATAAAAAAATATGCTAAAGATAATGACATAATTATAGATGATGATTATGTTTTTATTGACGAGGGAATTTCAGGAAGAAAGGCTAGTAAAAGACCTGCTTTTCAACAAATGATAAAAATAGCCAAAAGTAAACCAAAAAAATTTGATGTTATTTTAGTACATAAATTTGATAGATTTGCTCGTTCTCGTGAAGACAGTGTTGTATACAAATCATTACTAAGGAAAGAATGTGACATTAAAGTTATTTCAATTACTGAGAGTATTGAAGATGATAAGTTTTCAGTCATACTTGAAGCTATGCTTGAGGCTATGGCGGAATATTATTCATTAAATCTTGCTGACGAAGTAAAAAAAGGTATGACGGAAAAAGCTATAAGAGGGCAATATCAGTCTTCTCCACCCTTCGGGTACAAAATGGAAAATAAAAAATTGGTAATTATAGAAGATGAGGCTCAAGTCGTTAGAATGATTTTTGACAAATTTTTAAATTATGATCCATCTTTTCTTAGATTGGCTAAAATGGTTAACGCTCTTGGATATAAAACACATAGAGGAGGACTTTTTGAAAACAGGACAATAGAATATATTTTAAATAATCCTGTATATTGTGGAATGGCGCGTTGGACTCCAACGGGTAAAATAAGAAGAAATTATTCATCTTCTGATAGCATTGTTACCAAGTCAGAACATACCCCTATAATTTCCGAAGAGGTATTCAACCAATGCAAAGAAAAATTAGCCAAAATGAAGGAAATAAACAGAAGATACTATAAAGGAACAAATCCTCAAAACTTGCATTGGCTTAATGGTCTTGTTCGTTGTAAAGAATGTGGAAAGACTTTAGTAAGAAGTCAAAAAGACTATTATCAGTGTAGTGGATATGTTAAAGGTGCTTGTTCTACGAGTCAATTAATTAGGATTGATAAAATTGAGTCTACTATTTTAGAGCAAATCCAAAAAGACTTCGATAGCAAACTAAAATTAAACGTTAAAATCAATTCTAAGAGCTTTTCAGATAATGAGGTACAAATTATATATAATCAACTAGAAAAATTAAAAGAAAAAGAGTCTCGTATTAAAGAAGCATATATAAACGGAATAGATAGCATAGAAGAATACAAGGCGAACAAGAAGGATTTACAAGAACAAAAAGAATATTTAAATAATAAGCTTATAGAAAGTAAAAATGGTTTATCAATTAAATCAAGTGATGCTATTATGAAAGAACAGCTAAGGTCTTATTATGAAATTTTATCTAATCCTAATGTGGAAGTTCAAAGAAAGTATGAGATTTCTCATCTGTTAATAGATAGAATAGAGTTCAGTAAAACCGCTTCTACACTGGATTTGCAGTACAAATTATACCAAATGGAGTAAGCACCTCCATATTCCGTTTGGTATAGTCATTTACTTATTATATTATTCAGACATTTCAACCTTCCTGTATGATATGCTTTTACAAAAATTTTAGCAAATAACTTTATAAGAATTATCTCATATTTTTTAGCGTTTTGGCATATTTCATTTATTATTTCTTTTTCCATATAAATTCTCCTCTCAGGAGAAACGCGTTTCTTTTATTGATTAATATTATATAAGCCATGTCGAAAAATGTCAAACAAAATCGTTCGACAAAATACTACTCTTTCTAAAACTGTATATAATCAAAAAGTCCTTATTTTTCAAGGATTTCAAGCTTTTGGATATGGAGCTGGGAGTTCCATATTGTGTAATGAGAATATTATTATTAAAATTAGAGATAATATATTTGAGGTAATTTTATGATAGTATTTGATATAAAAAGAATAAGAAATCGAAAAAACATTACAATTTATGGTTTAAGCAAATTAACAGGCTTGTCTAGAACATATATAAGAAATATTGAGAATAACAAAAATACAAATCCAACATTAAATTCTCTTTTTTTAATTGCAAATGCATTAGAGATCAACATTAAAGATTTGTTTTATACTTCATTCGATGTATCGGATCTAAGGAAGAAAATGCACAGCTATATAGACAAGTATGGATTAGACAGCAAAGAGGTGCTGGAGGTAAGTCAGTTGATAGATTTATTACTTAATATTAATGGCGTAATAAAAAACAGCTAATAACTAGCTGTTTTTCTTATTCTAAATCATTATTAATAACAACATTTTGTTCAATTTTTTGAGTTACACTTATATCAAAATTGAAAGCTAAATACCAAAGACCTCCAGTTATAATACCAAAGAAAACCAGAAAAATTATAATTCTCTTTTTGAATTTTTCTTGATACAGAGAATAAGTATAGCCAATCATAACTAATCCAAACGTTATAATGCTTGCTAAAAATGGCAATATATAATTACCGTCAATATGTTCTATTCCAGCTATAGCAGTTGGTATAATTGATATTGCTAGAACAATTGATATTATTGTTGTAATAATACTTTTCTGTTCATTTTTTATATCTTCTAATTGCTTTGCTCTATTTGCAGATTCCTTTTCTAGCATTGCTGCTCTATTCATTGTTTTCTTTATTTTTTTACTAATTTGATAAGATTCATATTTTAAATTTAGTCTTTGATATTCATATACTAATCTATTAAATTTAGCATTTTTCTGTATTTGAAATTTTCTCGTTGAATGACACTCTGTAATTATTAAATCTGCTTTTCCTATTATTTCTTTTATTTCTTTTTCATTTTTGTCAGTTATCACTTCTGATTGCATTTTAATTATCTCGCCCAATATTGCTTTTATATTGGCATTCATTTCTAGAATCGTACTAGTTGTTTCCGTGCTTTGTTCTTCTACTTTTGGCAGTTTAAGTTTCATCTACTATAAAATTCTCCTTAAACCACTTTTTGGTTTGCTCTTTATCGATATAACTAGCTGGTCCATAAACTACTCTTCTATTATTTTCTTCCCACTTTTTGTACCAAGGTGATCCTACTTGATGTGTTAAGTTTACTAATTGATTTGCACTTAATTTCCCAAAAACACTATACAATTCTTGCAATAAATCTTTTTTACATTTATCTATTTGTTCTCCTATGTTAACTTTTTCTTCTGTTAGGTTAATTGGAAATTCACCAAAATTTTTATATTCTTTGTACAGTGGAATTGCAACTGGACCAAACATCCATGCATTGAAATTACAATCATATAATTTATTTGTATTTTTAACGTTCATATAATAAGCCTCAAAAAAATACATTAATTTCTGTATCTGTAATTGCGTAACTTCTCTATGTTCTTGTTTAAACAAACTAATTAAAAAATAAGAATCATGTACTATATTGCTTTCATGGTCCATAACAATTCCTCCCTTCAATCTATTTTTTTATATTATATTACACTGCATTATAAATTGCAACAACTATTTTTTTCTCAATTTTCGCTCAAAAATCGACCCTCCACAATCGTTTTTAAGCCTTTTTTATTTTTGATTAGAGTAATTATATTACCTCAAAATGGCAAAAAAAAAT